TGAAATTCTCTTACTATTAAAAAATTATTTTTATAGTATTCTTTTAAATCTTCCCTATTTAGGCTTAAGTTAAAAAATCAATAAAATCTTCAATTTCTATGTCTATTTTGTGATCACCAAAAGGAGATTTGATTTGTTTTTTATATACTATTTTCGGAACATTGTTGAAAAAATTACTAATTTTTAGCAACATATCAGGTGTTAGATTTTCTATAAATTCTAATAATTCTTCTTTTGTATAATTTTCACAATCGTATACTTCTTTTTCATCGTATATTTCTTTTATACAACTTGCTATTAGTGAAATTGTTTTGTCTTCATTTAGATTTTCTGAATTTAATCCATATACATCTGATATTGATGGATAGTTAAATACTACTCCCATTTTATCATTTATTTTAAAATTTGTTTGTATTTTATCTTTTTTAATAATTTCTATTTCAGATAAATTTACAGTGTGATTAAATTTTTTCTTTTCTTTTGAATCAATTACATTAATATCAAAAGTAGATCCTATAGATTTGGATCTTATGTTTATAAAAACATATAAAGCATCAAAAAAAGCCATTTTTTTAACATCAATATTTTCTGTTAAAATACAATTATCTAATATTCTTAAAAAATTATTTAAAGATAATTTATTATCTTTTTCTTGTAATACTGTTAGAAGTATTTTTTCTTCTTTAACCAAAAAAGGTCTATATGTAATTTCTTGGTTGTTTGAAATTAAATTTGTCGTATATACTGGTGTTTCTACTGTAGGCAATTTCATAAATTTATCCTTTCATTAAATTTAAAAGTCAGATTTCATATCGGCATAAGCAAAAGTAACATTTAATCTTACATACTGGTCAAAATCACCCCAATCATATCGTATAGAATCTATATTTATAGGATAAGCATTCAATAAAGTCGTTGTTGCTACTGGATTGTTTGTCATATCTAATTGACTTATAACAACAGATCCTATGAATTCGTTATAATAATTTTTGTGATAACCATATAAACTACTAAAATTTGTAGGAACTACTATAACTTTCTCCATCCATGTATTCATTAATTTTCTAAATTCGTGTTTTTCGTCCAACTGTAGTGTTAGCGTTGCTTGACCTTGTGGTGTTCTTTGATATGGCATCAGAATAGATGGGGATTGGTCATATTTAAATTCGGTTGTTGAAATAGAAAGACTTGGTAACTCAACAGCCTCTACTTTAACGCTTGATCCATCTCCTATACTAACTATGCTAGTCCCTCCAGCAAAAGTAACAATAGAACGTGCTATAATATCAACTTTAAAACGAGTTGTTCTTGCTAAGGTTAATTGTTGTATAAATTCATCTATCATTTTATGTTTAAATGATCCTCTGTTAATATTTTAAATTTTATGTTATTTTTTTCTGCATATTTTTGTGCATGTTTCCACTTTTTTTTATTTATATTCCATGTTTCTAATATCTTTTTTTCTTGTTTGGATATATTTTTCTTTTTAAATTTTGGAGGGAAACATTGTATTTTTGGTTTTATCTCTAATATATATTCTTCAATTTTGTTTTTTGTTTTTATTTTAACCCAAAAATCAACATAGTATTTATGTATTTTATTATCTATTGATAAATATGGTATTATTATTTCCTCAGAAGACCATTGAATAACATTAGGGTTTTTATCACAAAAAACCATAAATTTTCTTTCCCAGAGAGATCTATAAATAATATTTTCTGTTTTCCCTTTATATTTACGGGGATTTTCTGGTGTGTATTTTCCTTTATATGCCATAATAGTATATATATAAATTAAAAGGACATATTTATGTCAATAACTTCAGCACTAAATGCCGCTAGATTAGCATCAAATTTATCAAAAAATGTCGCAGTTTCTATACCGAATATTGTTTCAGTAGGAACTGATACCAGAGATGATGCTTTGGTTTATAGTGTTATAGATACTTTAGACGAAGGAACAGACCCAAATAGAGGAAGAGAAGGGGGTCTTTCAAAAGGTATAACTTGGGCATTACCCCCTCCTATTGATATCATTGATATGCATAGTGCAAATTGGGAGGGTATAAATTTAGCAGAAGCAAAAGTAGCACAACAAGCAATGGTAGAAGGACAAGAAGCAGGTTCTGGTATTATGCAAGGATTTTTGAGTGCTGCTGAGACTTTGGCTAAACAAACAGGAAATCTTTTATCTTTTGGGTTATACGATTTAGATTCTTCTGATGATTTATTAGGACAGAAAATCATGATGGGCCAAGGAAACATATATAATCAATTTTCTTTGGCAACAAGAACATCAATAAACCCAAACACGGAAATGGCGTTTAGAGGTGCAAATTTAAGACAAATGCAATTTCAATATAGATTTATTCCATATGATAAAAAAGTAAGTGATACAATAAAAGCATTAATAGATGACCTAAGAAAAAACATGTATGCTAAAACAAACGATGTCTGGAGATCAGGATACCCTGCAAAATATGCTATTTCAGTAAAAACAAATCCAGCAAAAGACGGACAACCGATAGTTCTCTTTTCTATGGGTAACGGATTAAGATTTGGTGAAAAAATAGGATGTTCACTATTAGATGTACAAGTAGGATATGGGGAGTCAGGAACCTATGCGGGACATTATGATGGAACTCCTTCAATTATAAATTTAAATTTAACATTTCAGGAAAATATTGTTTCTACAAGAGAATCTATAGAACAAGAATACAATGTATAAAGACTACTTACAGACAATATACAAGAATACAATAGTAACAGATATTTTTAAAAGAATATATTTTTCTAATTCTTTCAAAAATAGTAATTATGTTGAAGAATATAGTCTTCAAGACGATGATTCAGTTGAATCGGTATGTTATCTTCTTTATAAGAATTCTAGATTATCTTTTTTTATTTGGTTATTAAACGATATACAAAACATTTATGAAGATTTACCATTAAATAAAAATATTTTTGATAAAAAAATAAACGAAAAATATAATAATTCTTCTATAGTTATAAATCCCGATGAAATAATAAATTTAAATTTTTCAGATGTATTTTATGTTGGGAACGAGAATATCAATTATTCTGTAATAGATTATAATAAATCTTTTAGCCAATTTATTATGGAAAAAATACCAAATACAATATTTAATAATAGTATTAGTTTAAAAAATAAAAATAAAGATATAATTTTAACATTAGATAGTGGGAATTATAATTTATCATATGAAAATAAATTTGGATTGCATCATTTTAAAAACAATACAGATTATTATGTTTCTCCATATGATTTTCCTTTTGAAAATCAAAATACAACATATTTAAAAAATTATGCTACAACAAATGATGAACAATTTACAGAAACCAATATTTTATTTGAAAATAAAATAAATGATGATAAAAGAAATATTTTATTAATAAAACCAGAAAAAATATCTGATATTGTTACAGAATTTAATAGACTATTAATAGGTTCTCCTATTAATAATGTATTTAATTTTACATCACCGAATACTAATATAGAACAATAATGGCACACCTATTACCAAAAGAATATCTTCTTGGTGATTTTTCGCCGATATTATTAAAAAGCGAAAACGATCCTCCTATAGATATAACAAATTTAGTTTCAGAAATACAAGTAGAAGAAAATATATTTAGTCCTTATGTTAAGGGATGCTTGATATTTAAAGATGCTGCATCTTATAGAATAATAAGAAGATTAGAACTAAAAGGTGGACCTGAAACTTCTATTTCCTTTTCTTTTCGTGGTGTTCAGGATGATGGAAAGGGATTACAGGAAGAAATAGAACTAAACAGTTCTGACTATTTTTTGTATAAATTTACTCCCGCTTTTCCTACAAATAAAACAAGTCAACAATTTGTTTTAAATTTTATTCATAGATGTTTTTTTGAAGATCAACAATTCAAATTGTCAAAATGTTTTAAGAAAGAAAAAATAAATACAATAGTAGAATCATTAGGATCAGAAATAGAATTGGAATGGGATGAAGTAGAAGAAACCAAGGGGGATATTGTAACTGCTTTACCTTATGATAATATATTTAAACATATTTCAACTTTATTAAAATACTCAGTAAGAACAGAAAATATAGATGATGTTAATTATGTTTTTTGGCAAAATATAAAAGGTAAACATAATTTTGTAAGTTTAGGAAAACTATACTCAGAAGAATCCAGTTTTGGTTCAACAACAGAAATAACAGATAATAATTTTGAACAGGCAGGGTTTATCTATGCCGAATACTTATCGGGTAATAATTATGCAATAAATAGAAGATTAACGTATGTCCATCATAGTAAAAATAAATCTTTGTATGAAGAAAGTTTAGCAGGTACATATACTTCTGGTATTAATTTTGTTGATCCTCATTACATGAATTCACATGAATATTTAACATATGATATAAATGAAGAATGGGACAAACAAACACATATAACAAGCGAAAGAATAATAGATAAAAATTCTTTATTTTGGGAACAAATAAAAGGACCATTTTTTTCAAGTGAATATAATGTAAAACAGCATGGTTATTGTTGTAAAGAATCACCCGGAGGACAAAGAAATGAACCTTATTGTGCCTCTAAAAGATTAAGTCTTATGGGACAAATGTTTCAGTTAGGAATAGAATTTGTTGTTAGTGGATTTTCAGACACAGATAAAGTTTCTGTAGGAAAAACAATATTGTTTAGTAGACCGTTAATGTATGATCCAGAATTTCAAATAAAACAAGATGATATTTTTTATAAAGGAAAATTTTTAGTAACTAGTATGAAGCATGTTGTAAATTTGAGTAATGCTTTGTCTCCTAAATATTTCTGTAGAATAAGAGCACATAAAGACTCTTTAGGAGATTAATATGATTTTTTGGAAAGGTATTGTTGTAGATATAATGGACCCACTTCAAGCAGGAAGAGTTAGGGTTAGAATTTTAGGAAAACACACTCCCGATCCTGAAAAAATACCAAATGATTGTCTTCCTTGGGCATCTGTTATTGTTCCTTGTAGTTCAGGTTTAAATTCTGGAGTAGGAATATCACCAAATGGAATGACTGTTAACAGTATAGTTCTTGGTTATTTTGATGATGAACATAGCCAACAACCAATAGTTATTGGTGTTTTTCCTAGGCCACATTTCGAAGAAGATGATAATATCCAAGAATTATTTGGATTGACAGGTGAATCTGTACAAAACGGATTCAAGGATTTAAGGGAAGATTTAGAAAAATATCCAGTAAGAGTAGAAAATATTACATATAATCTTGGAGAAGATATTTTAATTGAAAATAAAGATCCAGAAAAATATCCAAGAGAAGATCATATAATAGAAATGAGTCCTAGTTTTATAAATTCAAATATAAAAGGAATAGAGGAAACTTTAGTAGAAACAAAAAGAAAAACTTTACAAGACGGAGGTATTTTAGAAAAACAGATACGTTTAGCAATATACCCTACAGAAAAATACGAAGTTGTCCCTAATGTTAAATTCAGTAATACAAATAAAGCAGAATTTATACAATACAGTGAAGATTTTAGATTTTCTAGTGATATTAAATCTACAATGTCAAATTATAAAGCAGCAAAAGAAGAGAACAGAATAAATTCAGACAATAAAAACATATATGGAACAGAATAATGAGCGAAGATTTAAAATGGAATGAACCACCAACTCAATACTCAAAAAGAAAAGGAGAGCCAATAGAAGAGGAAGACATTCCTTGTGGTTGTGAAGGAAGTTGGGGTAGTGGTGAAAGTCAAGATGATATCTTTCATAAAAGAACTATATATCCTTTTAACCATGTCTATCATTCTGAAAGTGGTCATTTTGTAGAAATAGACGATAACAAAGAAAGTGAAAGAATATCAATTAACCACCGAACTGGTTCTTTTGTAGAATTTCATCCAAATGGGGATAGAGTAGATAAAATAGTCAGAGATTCTTATCAATCTATTTTTCGTGATAGTAGAGTTCATGTTTCTGGGTATTCTGAAGTCACTATAGACAAAGGAATGAAAATATTAGTAAATTCAGGAGAAAACGAAAATACAGAAGAGGAATCTTTAAATTTTGATATTCATGTGGGTAAAAATGCAAATATAAACATCTATGTTGAAAAGGGGGACTTAAACGTAACTCTTGAAGAAGGGAATTCAAATATCTTAGTAAAAGAAGGCGATGTAAATTTAAGACAAGAAGATGGTAATTACAAGCAATATGTTAACGGGGATTATAGATTACATGTAACAGGAAGAAGAGAAACAATAATAGAACAAGATGATATTTGTAAAATACAGAGATCAAGAGCAACAACCATAGAAGGTGAGTTAGATTATTTGGAAATGACTAATGATAATGGACATTTTGAAAAGGTTGGCACACAAGAATCAAAACGAATGTCTAAAAATATAACAACCAGTTCTCTAAATAATATTTCAAGAACAGAAGAACAAACAGTAATAGAAACCACAGATCCTGATTTAGGAAATTTAACAATATCTTCTTGTGCAAATATGTCTTTTTCTTCTGGTTGGAATCCTAAAACAAAATCAAAATCTTCTAACGTAGATCCAAAAATGTATTTTTTTGCTAATGAAAACCCAAGATTCAGAACAGGAGGAGAAATATGGTTTTCTACAGACAGACACTTGAATTTTGTTTCAGGAGAAAACACATATTTTGATGTCAAAGGCGACCAATTACATGTAAAAACAGGATTACTTTTAACACAATGGAGACAAGAAAAACCACCAGTCCCACAAGTATTGACTTTAAATTCTGTTTTTTCTTCTTTTATAAATTATGAAAAAATAATAACCGAAGGTTTTACAAACATAAATATAGATACGCCATCTAGATAGAACTGGAGTTGCCTTGCAAAATCTAATTTCAAACTTACAAGAACATTTAAATTTTATTATATTAAGTTTTGTTTTGATTTTAGCATCATTTTTAAAAGATATTTTATATAAAATTTTAAATAAATTAAAAATATTAAAAGAAATGAATATTGAGAAAGTGATAAAGGGACACAATTCTATAAACGAAATTTTATCAGAAATAAGATCAAAAACAGAATCAGCAAGAACATCTATTATACAGTTTCACAACGGAGATTATTACTCAAACGGAACTCCTATTGTTAAATTTTCAATGGGTTATGAATCTTGTTCATTGGGAGTGTCTTCTCATATAAACGAAACAAAAGATTATCTACTTTCCAATTATAGTGGTATTGAAGAAGCCATAGAAAATAAAAATACAATAATAAACACCCATGAATTGAAAAATACAAATTTTAAGTCGTTTTTATTAGAAAAAAATACCATAGCTTTTTATTCTTTTCCTATAAGATCACACAAAAATCACGGAAATATTATTGGTATTTTTTTTATAGAATGGTGTTCTAAAGATAAAATAAAAAATATAAATATAAGTAATATAGAAAATATGTGTAATAAATATTGTGGAATATTACAAAACTTAATAAACAAAGAAAAATGAGAAAAACATTAAAAATAACAGATTTGTCCTTTGACTTTAGAGCACATCCTTCTTCTGGAAATTTGGTTCTAGTAGAAGACAAAAAAGCAATAAACCAATCAATAAAAACTTTAATATTTTTAAATTTAAAAGACAAATTTTACAACATTGATAATACAGTTGGAATAAATGATTATTTGTTTGAGAATATGTCCATAGTAGACGCGGATAAATTAAAAGAAAATATAAAAAATATTCTTATGAAATAT